TTGGCTACTGCCCATTTTGCCCACGCAACAATTGTGTCTCTTGAATCTGACATGTATGTCCTTTATTAGGTTCAGCAAAAAACCCCCCGCGATGCGAGGGGCCCTGCTTAGATTGTTGTAAAACTTAGTTAGATGCTGGTTCTACTGGAATAGGTGCTGTAAATGCGCCTGTAGTGCCGTCGTATGTCCAGCCAATACCAGCAGGGTTAGCGTCGGTGTATTCCACGCACGTTGCGTTTGTAACCAACTCTGCGTCAGCCTGTGTGTCTGCGACTATCACGTTTGTTACTGTGTTGTTTTGAATTACTGCGAATGTTGCCATTATTGTCCTTTTTAGTAGTAAAGAAGAAGTGCGCCAGCACCACTTGTTCCAGCACCAGTAAATCCAGTAAACGCAGTCATTGAGTTATAAGCAAGTTCTGGGCCAGTAAATAAAGTTCCGTATGATGAAGTACCAGATGATGTTCCGATTACGCACGTTGTCGCTGGAATTGTCCAGCCTTGATTTACCGCTCCGGTCAAAGCACCTGACGAAGCAGCACCACCGATAATAATTGCGTACACCATTGTTATTCCTGAAGGAATGGACACGGCTCTAGTTGATGTAATGGTTTGTCTAAGCGTTAATCCTGCTGGAGAAGAAAACGGTTGTATTGGATATTGTGATTGCATAATTATTCCTTAGTAGTAGAGAAGAACACAGCCATTACCGCCAATACCGCCGCCGCCAAAGGCGCCAACACCGCCCCCGCCTCCGCCGCCACTACCGCCATTACCAGAAGCGCCGTTATAGGTAGCACTACCTCCGGGGCCAAGATAACCTCCACCGCCCCCACTACCGCCACTGCCAAGTGTATCGCCAGTACCACCAAATCCACCAAATCCGCTACCACCAGTACTACCGTAACTGTAACCACCACCGCCGGTTAAACCACTACCACCATTAGAACTGCTAAAACCACCACCGCCACCAACGGTACCATTAGAACCACCATTACCAGCACCGCCGCCACCGCCAGCGCCTTGCTGACCGCCAGTAATATTGCCAGTACCGCCTCCGCCTCCGCCAGCCCCAATAGTTCCTTGCGAGTTTTGCGTTCCATTAGTACCGTTACCTCCTGGTGTGACAGCAGTGCTACCACCACCACCACCACCACCGGCAAAAATAGTTCCGTATATTGTGTTGCCACCTTTAGTACCAGTAGCAGAGGTACCACCAGGAAAAACGCCACCAGCGCCAACAACAACTGATGAAGATACTGGTGTCCATCCTGCGGCGTAACCACCGCCTCCGCCACCAGCACCATTACTACCACCGGCGCCGCCACCGCCGCCAACACACATTGCATACACCCATTGAATGTTTGCAGGTATTGTGACAGCGCCAGTTGATGTCAATGTTTGTTGAAGTTTAGGGCCGTTAATACCTAATTGTTCTGGTGGATATTGGTTAGTACCCATAATTAGACGATTACTACTCCGCTAATGTGTGCTTCAATTGCCGATGACGTACCAGCACCGCCAGTAATGGCGTTAGTAGTTCCGTTGAGAACCTGTTTAACGTCAAAGAAGGCCGTAGTGTTAGCAGGAACGGTTACCGCAGAAAGAAGCGGGAATGAAGCAGAACCCGATGTGCTGTAAAGGTTAATTGTTACGGTTGCGGCTGATGAAGTAATGTTGGTCAAAGCAATGTTCGTAACGATCGCTGTTCCCGAAGATACACCCGCATATAGCTGTGTTGTGGTGGTCGTGGTCAATAAACCGCGATACATCAGTGTTGGTGTTGTTGCCATTTAGAGGGCTCCTGTTGTAATAATAGTATTATACTATAGATTTCTTTATAGTCAAGTATTTGACTTTGTTAAATTGATGCGCCCATGATTGTCATGGTTAATGAGTCTGATGTGCTGACCGAACCAGTAGAGGCCGCACCACCACCAACCGCAATCCAAGTTCCGGGGGAACCAGCAACGGTGCAAATCCAAACTGAACCGGTTTGATCAACAATAAAGTCGCCCACCGCAAATGTACCTGATGCTGGTGCACCAGATGCTGTTGCCCCTGCGTAACGTGAAGCGGCTGTTGCGCCAGGAAGTCCAGTAGATACAATTGCTTCTTGTGATATTGATTGTGCCATAAATTATCCTTATGTTTTTGTATAGCACAAAATCCCCCAGTGTGTGTGGGGGACTGCGCTAATATTCCTTGCGGGAAAAGTTTTAGTTAGATGCTGGTGGTGTGACAAAGTTGTCAACTACCCACTTGTCAGCAAAAGCTTGAGCTGTCTTTTGATCTGCCCAGTCATTACCGTCAAGGTCGTGAGGTTGGTGCCAGAAAGGCTCGTTAGTTGGGTATGGTGAAGTTACGTTCCATGCGTTTATAGCAAAAGGTGCAGTTGCATCCACGGCGTATGAAAGAGTCCATCCTTCGTGTGTTGTTACTGTCTTTGCCCCTGCTGGGATTTCTGTTGGGTACATCATTTTCTCCTTAGTGAATTGTTGTTGGGCCTGCGTAGATTCCAAAGTTTACTGGAAGCGCTTTTGAAAAAGTGTAATAAGCCGCAGCCGTTTTAGCAGTACCAGCACCGGAGATTGCAGCAAAAGTTCCGTTGCCATAAGCAATGGCAAACCAAGTAGAACTACTTGGCAGCGTGCTGGCAGTCCATGTTGTTCCGTTAGATGAGTACGCACTAACGTTTGAACCGCCACCAGCAACAGCAACAAAGTACCCATTTCCGTAAGTAACCCCATACCAGTAAGAACTACTTGGCATTGTAGATGAATTCCAGGTAGTGCCGTTGGTTGAATATGCTGCGCTGGCGGTTGGGTCGGCGGCGACTGCAACAAAGGTTGGAGTTGAACCCACAAGTCCGTAAGCCACGCCATGCCATTGAAGAGCGCTTGGCATACTTCCACCGCCCCAAGTTAAGCCGTTAGCGGAATATTGCATAGTGGTTGACCCACTATTAACAGTAACAAAATATCCGTTACCGTAAGTGATGGCATACCAATTACCACTACTTAGCGTAGAATAAAGAGTCCAAGTTGTGCCGTTGTTAGAATATTCATAACCCGTACCCGCAGCAACTGTAATGAACACGCCGTTACCGTAGGCAACGGCAAACCAAGAATAAGCAGTTGACATAGTTCCAACAGTCCATGTTGTGCCGTTGGTTGAATACGCACCACCAGCATCACCGATTGCAACGTAATAACCAGTTCCACCAATCAACCCATAGGCGACACCTGTATAATATTGACCACTCGGCATTGTAGATGAATTCCAGGTAATACCGTCGTTTGAATATGCACCGGCTGTTGTGTTAAAATTTTGAACAGCAACAAAGTAGCCGTTACCGTAGGTGACGGCATACCAGTTTTGACTACTTGGAAGCGTAGATGAAATAAGCGTAGATGGTGCGGTTGTGGAAAAATTAGCAGCAACCGTAACGCTTGCCCCTGAACCCACAGCCGCAGTTGTGCCAACAACAGTGTTGGGCGGAACATTGTACGCAGTTCCACCGACTGTAATTGTGGCTCCAGCGCTGTCCGTAGCCGTAAGGTACGCAATACCACCGTTGCCGTTAACTGTCGTAGAGTAAGTAGTAGCACTTGTTAAACTTCCGTCAAGCAAAACGCTTGATGCGTTGACTGGCAAAACCGTACTAGTTGATGAATTTGCTGGATAATTTGATAGTGGCATAATTTCCTAGTGTGTAGTTGTTGGGCCGTTAAAAATACCAAAGGCAACTGGGCGTGTTGAAGCAGAAATGCTTACGCTTGTTGAACCCGTTATTGCTGGGGTGTAAACCGTAGAACCAGCCGTAACTGTAAATGGAGAACCAGTAACACCTGTAATGGTGAATACTACTGAACCTGCTCCGTTGGCGTACAAAGCCCAGGGTGCGCCAGTACCAATAACAGTTGTTGCGTATGGACTTGAGTTAATCAACTGTCCATCTAGCAAAACACTTGAAGCATTTGCTGGTGGTTGCGAACTGTACGCCGCAACAGCGGGGATTTGTGTTATACCCATGATTAAACTAGTTGAACGCCACTAATGCTAAAGTTTACCGTTGTCGCTGAAGCAAATCCAGCAAGAATCTGTGTAGTCGGCAAGACTTCATTGATGTTAAGAACGGTAACCGCGTTCGCCGCAATAGTTGAAGCAGGAACAATCACGGTACCATTAAGAGAAATGGTGAATGTAGCCGCTGTTGCTGCTGTATTGGCGGCAATTATTTCAGTTACAATTGTGGTTGTTGACGCTGGAACCGTGTAAAGGGTTGCCGAAGAAGTGGCTGCTGCCCCTCGGTATAATACTGTTGGTGTTGTTGCCATTTTATTGTGCTCCTGTTGTGAGAGTTATTGTTATTCTACTATAAAAGTAATTAAAGTCTAATGTTTAAGGTACTAATAAGCACCCATAATGCGTAGGGTTAGTATGTCTGAACCGTAAAGGTTTCCCGAGCCGTCTGTGTAAGTAAGTTGCGCGGAGTTGTAATCACCAGATGAGGGTGTAACGGTTCCAGTACGGCCATTAAAGCTGTTTACGCTACCCGTATTAGCTGGGGCAGTAGTATTTGATACAACAACGTGCAAATTGTAGGCCATTGGGGTGGCGCCAGAAGATGAATAACCAAGTGAGTATTGAACGTTAGTTGTTGCTCCGGCGTAAACCAGAATAGTTCCACTAATAAACCCATTGGTTGTTGAGTTTTGTGAAGTTATGTTACCAACGGTAGTAATTGTATTTCCATCAGGATCGGTGGAAATTATATTAAACGGCCCCAGAGTTGATCTTGTTGTCGCTGCTGTGGTCATTTTTGCGTAATACGTAATTTGCACAAGACCGTCAGAAGGGGGTGTGTAAACAGTTGTTGCTGTTTTTGCACTAGTTTGTCCTGTGAGATTTACCGTGGCAAGCGCTGTGCTTCCAGGAGATTGCCACGTTGGGGTTCCAGAAGCATTGGTAAGAATATATCCATTGGTAATTCCAGATGTTGTAGGAACGGCGCTTACGTTTGACCACGTTGGTATAGATCCATTTGACGTAAGAACCGTTCCTGAAGAACCAATACCAAGACGTGTAACGGTGCTTGAACCCGTTCCGTAGATTGTGTCACCGGCGGTCGTAACGGTTGAAAGAGGAATTTTTGTTGCGTCAAGAGGAGCTGCGGTAGATACGCCTGTAACTCGACCCTTTGAGTCTGTTGTAATAACTGGCGTTGCCGTTGCTGAACCATAAGTTCCAGCGGTTCCCGTAGCGGCTAGTGTTGGATTTGGGTATGTTCCAGTTAAGTCACCACCGGCAGAACCCGTGGGTGTTGCCGATCCTGATGGGGTTACCCATACTGGACCAGAGGCGCTTGAAGCAAGATATTGACCATTGACTGTAATCGCTGGAATAAGCGTTACGTACGAAGTACCGTTGTAGTATTGAAAAAGACTTGTGTTTGGATTGTACCAAAACTGTCCAGCCGAAATGGTTGTTGGCGTTGTTGTTGAGGCAATTATTTGATCAGAAACCGCATACCAAGATGTACCGTCTGAGTAGTAAAGAAGTAACGATGCGGTATTCCACCAAAGGGCACCCTGCTCTGGTGTTGGTTGAGTAGATGTCTGGTAAAAAGCTGTTACAATCGTGTCAAGCTGACCTGCAATTGTTTGAAGGTCAACAGGTATATTTGCCGTATCGGTAGCTGCGGGATAGTGCAGACCTAAACGAGATGTATTTGGCATTAATAGCCCCCAACGTAAGCCTGCACTCCGGCAGGACGATATTTGTAAATAAATGGTGCAAAAGCGGAATTGGACTTAGGAACAGAGTCTAGAAACAAGTTTTGATAACCACTGGTTCCAAGAGCATTAATTTCTGAGTCAATTGTTGCGTACGTAACCGAAGACAAACCACCTGATAGTGATGCTGACAAAGTTGCGTACGTATAGTTATTAAAATATACAGTTGGCATAAGAATAACCAATGAATATTCGTCAGGCGTATACGTTTTGCCTGTTGTTGCAAAAAATTGTGCACCGTTTAGCGTTGATGCCGAACTGTGATTTAAGGTAATTGATGTAGAGGTAAGGCTTGAAATAGTTGTATTTCCAGGGATGTTTGGTCCATAAACATACATTCCACTAGCAAGCCCAGCAGTACTGGCAATTCCTGTAATTGTATTTCCTGAAGCTGTGTTGCCTAAGAAATAGTTTTTTGAAAGTGCTGTTTGCTCCATAACAACAATTTGACCTTCTGTAACTGGTGCTACGGTTGTCACGCCAGCAAGCTTGTAGTTAATCTCTGTTACTAAAGCGCTAATAAGAACGTTAAGTGTTCCACGTTGAAAGCCAGAACGATTAAGAATTTTGTCTTTTTTCTGAGCAAGAGTAAGTTCTGTGAACGATTCTGAGGTAACGCCTACAAATTGAGCCAACCATGGGAGGGCAAATTCGGGGCAACGATCAATGTCAACTGCTTGTGACCATCCTGGTGCACCGGCATATGTTGGGTCGTAAAACCCAAACTTACCAACGGAGTCTTGCGCCAAAGAGTTAATTTGGTTTTCTACAATTGAACCCATTCCCCAAAGATATTTGTAAAGGGGATAAGAAACCGGAGAGGCCTTTGCGTCATTATCTTGCACAAACTGAGGAATTGTATTGTAAATTGAATCAACAAAATACAATGAATCGCCTACGGTTAAGGAAACGTTTGAAGCCGTTATTGTTGGTGTTTCGCTTAACGTAATTGATTTTTGTCCAACCGAAGTAACGGTTGTTCCGGGGCTAATGCCATTACCGGAAACCAACATTCCTATACCAATTAAAGAAACATTAGATATGTTTGTAACTACTTGACTACCTGCTGTGGTTTTGGCAGTAAATGTATAAACGTTATTTAGAACACTTGATGGAAGGGAAGCAAGTTCCGAGGCCATTAGACGCCACCGATTGTTGAGTTAAGAGCATTGGATACAACCGCACCTGTAACTGAGTTAGCAACCGGAAGTGGCGCTTGTCCTGTGAGCAATATGTCTGAAGCACTTAATGATACGGTTGTTCCAATAACAATTGACGTTACTGTTGCAATTCCAGGAACTTGTGAAAGAACACCAGCAATGTCAAGAATGCGAACAGTGTTTTGTGTGCTGTCCCAGAAAGCTGGTGAGTTTCCTCCACCACCCCATACGCCGGGGCTAATAAAGTTATAAATTGCTGAATTGCCAGCAGCTTGAACAATTGCTGGGTCGTATCCTTGAAGAGCAACGCCAGACCATTGAACATTAATTGGAATGTAGTTAGGATTAATTGTTGAAACGTTAAAATTAGCTTCACGACGTGATTCCAAGTAATCCGTAAGGCTGTCCGCAATATTTGCGTTAACCGCAAGACCGTTCCCGTCAATTGGCGCAACAGCAACTATTCGTGCATTGTTAAATACGTTAGTAACAAATTGTCCACCCGGAGTCCAAATATATCCAGGCTCAATAATGGCCTCGGATATTGTTGAAGGTGATTTTGTTCCGTAACTTACACTTAGTCCAGAAACAATAACGCTTGAAATAATTGGAACGTTTAATCCAGTTCCAAATACAACCTGTACATAAATGTCAGCTGATGTACCAGATGAAATGGTAAATGGCACAGCAACCGTTTGAAAAGTTGCAGATGTTGGTGAGGCGGAGGCAATGGTTGCGCCGGTGGCTGCATTGATTACCTTAACGCTAATATTTGCGTATGTTGTTCCCGTGTACGTTGCGTCAATATTTGCAATTGCCGTAAAGTTTGTAACCGTTGTATTTGGTATATTAAAGATTTGCGATTTAGCATTAATTGCTGATCCAAGAGCAGAACCCGTTCCTTGAAACTGAAGTCCGTACCCTGGAAGTGTGTAAATACCAGAATCAAGTGTCCATGAGGCGGAAGCAGCATTTGTATATGAATAGTCTTGTAATCCTGCGTCAGGCAACCAGTTGTAGTCATCAACCGAAAGAAGTGGTGACTCTGAACCAGTTGCAGAAAAATCAAAACTTGTTTGATTAAGGGACGAGTAAAGAATCTTGTGTGTCTTTGCTGACACTGCATTAGCAAAAACAATGTATGACTGAACTGATGTGCAGTACGATTGAATTGTGTTGTAGTAACTATTTGGGTTTGTTGGGGCAATAAAGCCACCAGCATAGGAATTAATGTTTGCTACAACGGTTTTAGGAAGCGTTGTGTAATCGTATAAAGAGTCGCTTGTAGGAGCTGCTGAAGAATAAACCTTAATTGTTCCATCAATATATGTGGCAACAGAAACAACGTACGGTGTTACGGTTCCGGTTGTGTCTGTTCCACACTTTACAACGGCACCTGCTTGCATGTACGTAGAGTTGGGATTAAGCGAAGCAGCGTTTGGTGTGGCAACACCCTGAAGAGGGGTTACGGTTACACCAGAACCGTGAGCATACTTAAAGTATGTTCCAGGAAGAAGTGTCCAAGTAAGGTTGCTTGTTCCGCCAACTGCGGTAACAACAACAATTTCACTACCGTTTGTAGCATCTGAGATGTAAACAATTGCTGGGTGTGTTGAACTAACTGTTGTAGCAAGAGTTGCAGCAGTAACAGCCATAGATGTTGATGAGGTTGTAACTGGAGCCGTTGTTGTGGTTCCGGTCATTGACGCTGCGGTAACAACCAAAGCCCCGCCAGTAAGGGAAACGGTTGGTACTGTTGTTGTGCCATTTCCAACTGCGGTGTAGTTATTTGCAATTGCTGTAGTTAAGTTTGCGTCATTAGCAGAAAAAATGTTTGTGTATGGATTAAATCCATCAATTGCTAATGCACGGTAAATACCAACTACGTTTTGTGCAAGTGCGGCGTAATCGTTTGTTGTAATTGGTCGAGGGGCAATAAGACCAAGTTCAGTTACCAAACGGTTTAGATATGAAGTATCTGTCTCGGCGTCAACACCAACAACCAATTGAGAGCTTGTAGCGGCTGTTGCTGTTACTAAAACGTTGGCCAAGTATGGCGACGTAACGCTTGGTGATAGGTATGTTGTTAATGGGTTAAGACCACTAAGCGTATAAATGTTATAGGCAGATCCAACGGCGGTTGCCTGCATTGTTATAAATGCTGATTGAACCGAGGCGTTTGTCCCTGTAATTGTGGCCGTTCCAGAAACGGTGCTGGCCACGGTAAATGTGGTTGGCGTTGGGGTGGTAAGAATCGTGTATGAGCCGTTGTAAGTGTTTGTAACGTCTTCCGAAACGGTAACAATTGTGCCTGCTTGAAAGCCATGAGCCGCGGTTGCCGTAAGGGTAAGAGTGGTACCATCACCAGAAGCCGTTGAGAGGGCCTGTGAGGGGGGTATTAGGGTGTCTACGGTCGTGGCGAAGTTATATGATGTCCCTTGGTAACTGAAGCCCGCAATCGTGTTTGCGGGGATAAGGTATCCGCCAATAGGAGGCGTAGCAACAAGGGTCCAAAGTGTCTGGATTGTCGCCTGAACCCCCGATTGTTGACTAAGACCTAAAAGTCCACCAAAGTATTTAAAAATAGATGCTGGAACGCCCGAAGCGGCCGTAGCAACTTCTGACGCCATATTGGCAAATTCTTCAAGAAGAAGAACCTCAAGATTACCTTCTCTTGGAATCCATCCTGGAAGCTTTGAGGCAATGTTAGCAAGGGCGGTTTGAACCAACGTGTTGCTGTCGGTTGTAATTGGAATGTCAATGTAGCCGTTTAGGGTCGTCATTGTTGCCCTCCGTTATTTTGAATTTTTACATTCAAAGTGGCGTTGTTGTAATTATCGTATTGAACGCTTACTGTTGTTTTTGCTCTTGGTTCCCAAGTAGATATAGCTTTTTGAATATCTACAGCGTTAATTTGTGACAATGGAAGATCCTCAATACCGTATTTTGGTGAAGCAGGTCGTTGCCCAACAACTGTTCCAAGAAGGAATCCAACACTTGAAGATATTTCAATATCGGAGTCTTGAGCGTTTACAATAACGTTTCCATAGTTTGGATCAAATGACATTTGATTTTGAAAATGTGGAACTTTTACTGTGTTAATTGATTGTGGCGGATAAGCAGTAACCGTTGTTGGTTGGCTTTCTGCGCCGGTAGAATCAACGTGAACTATTTGAATGGTTACAGCTAAGGGTTCTTGATTTGAATAACCAAGAGACATAACGGATGACCACGGAAAGATGGTGGTTGTTACCGGTGTTTGAAGAGTGTATTGACCACTTCCACTTGGCAGGGTGGGATTAGGTTTAACCGAGGAAAACGGCACATATGTGTAGTTAATTGGAAAGTCCGTTATAGGAGAATTTTTCAAAGCGTAAATTTCATACACCGATCCACTGGTAACGTCTGATGCGGCGGTCCAAGAGAGTTGGATTCCTGAATTCTGCACCCATAGTGCAGTTAGGTTAGTTACAGGCTCTGCCATAAGGATTCCTATTTTTGGGCGTTGACCCCCAAATTAAACGGTCCAATAAGTATTGTACCACACCAATGCAAGGGTTTAAATCAAACATGAACATATGGATCGGGGTCTGGGAACACAATTTGCGTTCCGCCTCCCCACCCAGATTTTGTTTTGGGTCCATATATTTTTGCGTTGGCAACATTTATATATGTATCGCCAATGTGGCCCAGTGAACTGCTAGGCGCACCAGAACCATAACGAAGTTGACCGGGGTGAAAACCAACAAAACCATGATGAATTGGCTTTTGGCTTTCTTGATCAAATGCAACAATTGCCGTTGTGCCCTTAGGAGGGGCAAATTCACCAACGTAAGGTATTTCTTCCCAGACCGTTGTTTGGCTAAGAGATGGAATAATTACCCTCATGTTGCCCTTGCTCAACGCTTTATTTGTTGCATCGGTGTCAAAAACCGTTGCGTAATACGAACCATGAAATTGAGGAATATTTACAAGCGTATGACCAAATTGATGTTTAGCAATTCTTTGAATAATAACATTTGGATCTTGTGTTACATAGCTCATTTTATAATAGCCTTTGTTATTGGTGTAAGCGGGGCTCCGTTAACGGGAAGAGATGTTGGAACAATGTATGAATCAATTGGCATGGGAACCTGAAGAGTAACCGTTGCCTGTGGCATAAACAGGTTTCTTTGAGTTCCCGCAACCATCCAATATCCATTAGCGGGTCCCATGTTTTGCAATTGAACAATTTCTCCAATATTAAAATTAAAGTTGTCCAACATACAAGTAACTGTTGCTTGACCATATGGCTTACCAATGTCCCAGTCAAAGTCAATAAGTTGTACTTGTTGAGTAAATTCTTTTAAGATGGGAAGATTTTTACCAGTTGTTCCAAGTGCGGCATTGATGGGTGGTGAGCCAGCTTTTCCAGAAGGAAGCGTTACGTTTCCTAACCAATATTCATCTGGTCCAAAATAAATAACGCCAGCGCTTTCCCAAAGTCGCCAACCAACACTTGAAGCAAGACGACTCATACAAGTCCAAGAATTTTCGTTCTTATCCGCTGTTGTTCCACGAGCTAAAGCAAGTTTGTAAATAGGTTGTTTTGTAATAAAAGGCCAGATTTTTTCATAATCAGGACCCTTTAGAACGCCACCGGCTTCTTGAACAAGACCGCTAATAAATTGCGTAATGTTGTAGCCAACCGTTGATTTGGTTTGACCGCTTAAAAGTCTTAATTTGTGTACAAGCGATGACTCAAAAACTAATTGAAGTTGGTCAGAAGCTTTCATTGTTTGGACAAGCGTGTACTCAAGACCATCAATAACAATTTTTTCATTGGCCTTTACAATTGTTTGTAAAAGTTTTCTATATGGATCTGCCAATTGCATAGTTACAATAGAAATCCCAGTAAGGGTTCTTTGTATAAACATGTCAATAATTGCTTCTTGATATGAAGTATCAAGGACTTTACCGCCTAAAAGAATTGAACCAAGGTCAACTGGTCCGAATCCCGCAATTTGTGAAGCGGATGATGATGATGTAGTAGCCATATATATACTCTACTAGGGAATTAGTATTATTTGATTAAGATAAACTTTACTAAAATTTGCCCCAACGCTTAAATTAAAATTGTTCAAAGAGGCTATTTTTGCCGATGTTGTTTTAAATTTAGTAGCAACCGATGAAAGAGTATCTCCAGCTTTTACGGTATATGTTTTAGTAGTAACAGGAATCGCTATTGTTGTTGAAGCTCCAGTAACGCTTGAAGCAAATATGGCGGCTGGGCTAATACCATAAGCCTCGTATCCACTTTGAAGTGGTGGAAGGTATTCGTAAAGAGTAATGGCTATTTTTTGTTGAATACGGTTTCCTGTTGCAAAATCTCTAACGGCTTCCGTAAATTCAAGACCATAAAGAATCCAATATTTAATTGAATTTCCAGGAATGGAACTACCGCTTAATGTAATAATAGGTGGTTGATAGGTTCCCGTAACGGGGCTTAACCATGTTTCCAAGTTGGTGCAATCATCTTCTACAGATGTAGCAATTGTTGTAGAACTACCTTGAGAACCTTGAGCCCCTTGTGCGCCTTTTGCAGCGCTATTTAATGCAGATGGCGTTGTAGCCTGTTTGTCCAAATAGCAATCAAATTTAAGTTGCCACGGAGAACGGTCAAACCATTGAGTTGCTGCAGCCGATTTTGGTCGGTCAACAACTTGCCATCCACCACTGCTACTACTTGGTGCAAAATTAGCGTTGTCAATAAGACTGACCGTAACTGGTTTGCCGGGTGTTCCGCCATTAAGAATTGGTGTCATGGTTATGAGTGTTGTTACATCAGCCATAATTAACCAACCTTCCAGTGTCCGGTACCTGCAAGCGCAGCAGTAACCGCTTGGGCAAATTGAGTAGAACTAAATCCCAATTCGGTGTAAATTTGTTTGTTTTCAGCGGCAATTTGTTTTGCAAGATCAGAAATAACTTTTGGTGTTATTTGACCCTTGTTATCTTTAGACAATTGAATAAGGTCTTTGTGAAGTGTTTCATAATTGCTTTTTGTATTCTGGTATGCATCTAAGTATTCTTTACGAACCGCTGCTGTTCCAGCAGTTTTAGAAAGTTTAAGCTCGGTTTGCATTGTTTGTTGAATGCCAAGATTTGCTTGCATTCCTTCTTGCAACCTTGCCTTAAGTGGCTTTGATTTATCCGTAACGTATCCAAGAGCTGTTGAATCTCTTTGGTTTCTATTTGATACAAAATTTTCAAAACCAGCTTGCGCAAGTGCTGCGTTTTTTGTTGCAAGTTCATTTACGGCAAACCCCATAAGCTGTCCATAGACAAGAGGGCGAATTTGTTTTACATAGCTAGCAAATGCAGGATTTGCTTTCATTTGAGCAGTTAATTTATCTAGTTCTGCTTGATTTCCACCAGTGGTTACAAGTCCAAATTTAGTTCTAATGGCCTTAGGCAATGCAGATTGAACCAAGTAGGCAAAATTATTTGCTAATTGTTTGCCTTTAAGATTGCCGGTGTTTCTATCAACAATTGCTTGTTGTGAGTATAGGTCGGTAAGCGCATTTAGATTGTTTGGGTTTTTCTTTAAAAGAGCTTGATCTTTTGCTATTTGTTTTTGTGCCGCGGCTGTTGCTTTTTGAAGTGAGGTTTGCGTTGCTGCATTTACTGGTTTTGGAGCACCGCCACCAAATAATCCGCCCAAAAAACTAAATGCGCTTCCAGCAAAAGGAAGAAGCAATGGTAAGGCAATACTTGCTGCCGTTCCTATACCAGGCAACATTGAAAGAGCGCTTGAACCCAGGTTAAATAATTTAGAATTAGCAATTTTTGCAAGAAATCCTGTATGTTTTTCTAATTCGTTTTTAGCAGTATTTTCAACCGTATTTTTAACACCCTGACCCATATATCCGGGCATCATTGCACCAGCATGAACGCGAGATTGTTGTTCTGCGTAAGGAAGTCCTATTGGCTTGCGACCAGTGCCAAATCCTTCTTCTCTAAGAAAAAGACCACCACCACCTTCTGCACCAGAAAATCTTCCCATAGAGAGCATTTCTGCGGCTTTAAATTGAACACCTGCTGCTTCTGCTTGAATTTTAGCAGCAGCTTGCATTTCTGCGCCCGCTGCAACAATCGGTTCTGTTGTTTTAACGTTTGAAAAAAGTTTTTTTAAATTCAAAGTATTTTTGAAAAAATCAAATATTTTTAAACCAGTTCTGAATGCTTTAAGTGCTGCACCCAAAAGAAGAACTTCTCCAAGGTATCCACCAACAACTTCAATAACATATTTGAATTTTGTAAAACCGCCAAAAAATGAAGCAAGAGCGTTGGCAACTTTAAGAAAAATTGGCGTAATGGTTTGACCAATTTTAATAAAATCAGCAGCAATTTTTGCTTCAATTATTTTAAATTGTTGACCTGGTGTTGTTAAAGCAATTTTAGTAAGTTCATTTACTTTTTTAGGGTCTGTATTTTTTGCAATGTTTCCAGCAGCAGCCAAAATACTAGGCAAGTTGTCAAGAAGTGCAGCAACTTGTACCGAACCACGCTGACCACCAAACATACGGGTAATCATCATGTTGCGAACAACGTCCATTTCTTGTGGCGTTATTCCCTTTCCGGATTTAAGATCTGCTGCAAGTTGTGCTTTAAATTGTGCGCCTGTTACTTTTTCACCCAATTGATTTTGAAAAGTTTGAGAAAGCGCACCGTTAAACCACGTATTTAATTGTTTATAGGCAGCAGCGGCACCAGTTGATCCTTTGTACTTTGCGTATGTTGGCAAAGGAGAAAGTGGTCCTTGAAGTTGTTTGTTTAGATATTGAAGAACGGCTGGGAAACCCTGCTTGTCTTGAATTTCTTTAATCTTAAAAGGATTAATGCCAAGCATTTGAAGTCCTTTTTCACCCTGAACCGTTGGGCTAAACAACTGCGTAATGGAACGAGTGGCATAAACACCGGCAGAGGCTGGCTTCATACCAAGTTTGGTGTAGGCAGCAAAGATGGCACCGGCATCAGCCATGCTCAAACCCTGTTGTTGCGCCGCAGCTAGAAGTCCATTACCAAAAGCTGAAGAAACGTCTTTAATGTATGCGTCAGCAGAACCAGCAATTGCAGAAGAGGTTCCAATAATTTTTGTAAGGTTGCGCCCTGTTCCTTTTAAGTTAGCGTTGTAAATTGACATAACAACACGAGCAGTGTTTTCAGATTGTGCACCCGCTGGAACATTACCCAAAACATTTAATTTAGCAATTGCAGTAGAAATTTCAAGCATTCTTTTAAGCGGTGTGTGTGTTCCCGCTAGTGAAGATGCAACACGATAGAACGTAGCAGCCATATCATTAGCTTTTTCACCAGTTTTTGTACTGATGTCAAGCAAACCTGACATAATTGCTTTTTGATCAGCAAGAGGAACACCGGCTTGAGTAATACTTTGAGTAACCGATTGTTGGAAACTCATGTACTTTTTAATACTTTCGTATCCAGTTAAAAGTGCACCACCCGCAATCCACTTACTGGCTTTAATAAGTCCGGTTGCGGCAGAACCACCAACAAGATTGCGCATTCCGCTAGATGCTGAGGCAGCGGCAGTAGCGTTTCTTTCATAGGCGGCTGTAGAGGAATTAATGCTGGCAACTGATTGATCCGCAGATAAGGAAACAAATTTGTATGAGTCGCTTAATCCAGCGTTGGATTTTGCAGCTCTATCAGAGGCTATAATGTCTTTATCAAGAGCACCTGCAAGAACTCGAAGGGTTTGATCAAACCTGTCAACCGATACGGCGGCTCCGTCGGCAGATGCTGATGTTCCGTCAATTCCCTTAATAACGCGGTCAAGCCCGGCAGCGACCTCTGCGCTACCGAACAACTTCATCATAAATTCTAGGTAATTAGTTTCTGATGCCATGTATTTAAAACAAAAAAACCGCTACCCCCAAAGGGATAGCGGTTTGTTGTTTGCCGCCTTCTATATTGGCGGAAGGCTGTTAGAAGATTTTCGCAAGAACCTTTGCGACTTCTAGACCAGTCAATTCCGCAAGAACTTTTATTTCCTCTGATTTTTGTTCACTGCTTAATTTCATAGCCTTTTTCATCAAGGCAATTGATATCAAGTAATCTTCGTGGCCCTGAGTGATGACCTTGTAAGGGTCCATACCCAATATTGTTGCATACGCGCCCGCCTCTATGTACGGGTCGTCATCCAGGGCTTTTAAAAACTTTCGTCAGCTTCGTCACCGGCAATACCACTCCACTTAAAGAGTTTGTTTGCGGTGTCAATTAGATCGCCTTCGGTAAGGTAAACACCGAGAACAACATCTGAAGCACGCTGAGCGTCAAGCCCAATTGCATCAGAAAGTTCTGTGTCAAACTTTGTCCAGGCACCCTTAGAGTCATTAACCCTAAGAGAGAGTTTATTTTCGGTGTTTCCATCAACAACTGCATAAACACCAATGCATGCTTCAATGAGCATGTCTGCATTAGCGAGCAATGACCAGTCTTCTCCGCCGACCTTGCGACGACGTTCAATAGCCTTATTTAGCTTTACTGCTGATACTGGCTTAAATCGAACGTAAAGTTCTGGTTCGTCCCAACGAGGGACTTTAATGTCTGTATGCAGATCGTTTACAATCTGTGCACGACGGTCACGCAAAGCGGCAAGTGGACTGTCTTCAGCCAACCCGCCGCTTTGCAATGAGTCATTTTCCAATTCGGTTTCTACTTTAAAGTCAACCATGTGTTCCTCCAATGGTCTAGTCGTTTATTTAAAAATTAGTTACTTACTGTTTCTACAGCAATGTCCACTTCGTACATTCTAGCAGCATTTGACGTTGAGTCAGTACCGCCGTCCTTTACGTTAACAAGGCGACCTGAGTAGGTACGTGCAGCACCTGTCCAGTTGTTTCCTTCGTCGTCAAGTGGTTGAAGTGTAACAGTAACCATAACACGTCCTGCCATGTTGTGCAAGTCAGCAAGAATAGCGTGGTCAACTTGGGTTTCGTAAACTTTGGTCAAAACAACGTCTGAGTAACTTGGGAGTGAAAGGTATGTAATTTCAGGTCCCATTCCACCTGGACGGTGTTTGTTCACAGCAGCGGTAACGTCTCCACCAGAAAACTTGTCAAATACAATTGATGAACCAGTATTCAGTGTAGTCAGCGTCATCCCTGTTGGAATGTTTCCACTGATCTGCAAGGTGGCAAGCCACTGTTGTTCAGAACCGTAATTGTGTTGAGTATAAAAAGCCATTTGATTTCTCCTTAGATTTATTTAATTAAGCTGGAAGGGTAGCGTTGGAGAGGAATTTTGTTACGTTGATAGTAACGAACTCACCAAACGGCGACATCTTTAGGTTTACTGCTGCATTGATTTGACCAGCCGCAATTGTTGCAGGTGTGTTTACCTGTGGTCCAACATTTACGTTGAACGATGCGTCTGCGGATGATCCATAAAGGCTTCCGCGAACCCAGTATTGTTGGCAAACACCTGAAAGCGCTCCACCAAACTGACTGAAAAGGTGTCCCTTGCCATCAATTTCTTGGAACAAGAATGCTTCACCGATACGGTCAAAGTCGTTAATGATTTGCATACGGAAACGACCGTTGTTGAGGTAAGTCCAGTTACCTGATGTGTCAAGTGAACGGTATCCGTAAACAGCAATAATTCCAGTGTTTGGAACAACGCGAATTACGTTGATACCTGCATTGTTAAGCAAAGTGCGGTCGCTTGCAGAGTATGTCTTTTGTACGCCGGTTGCGTAACCAAGTGAACCGTTTACGGTACCAGCAGCAGGAACGTTAGCGTCATACTTTGCATCATTTTGAGCCATGGTTGCACAAACAGCAGCAGATGGGGCAACGGTACGGTAGAAACCAGCGGTTGCGCCAGGAACCTGGAGCCAAGGTGTAAAGATTGCACAATATGATGTGTCGTTTCCAGATGACTGGAGAACTGCAACGTCTGTAATTAAAGCAGAAGCAGCGTGTGATGGGTTTGCGTCAAGAATAGCCATGCGGTTATTCGCTGAAGCGTGTGCTGTAAGAGCTGCGTAAACAGCTTCTGTGTATGCACCTGGGTATGAAACTTGTCCAGGGCCGTAGGTTGCATCAAAAACAGCAAGGGCTGTTGCCACGTTGGTGTCAGAAGTAGCCGCGTCAGCTCCACTTGTAAGGTAGATTGAAGTTGTTGAGTTTGTTGTTGGAAGGGCTGACGATCCAGAAACAGTTGCAACTGTGCAAAGTGATTGAAGAACTGGAAGTGAGTTAATCCACTGATTAAGTGATAATTCTGCTCCAGCAGCAGCAAACTTTGGTGATGCAGCAAGAACTACACCGTTGTAAACAATGCTTGCAGCATATGTAGTTACTGTGTTAACAGTTGTGTTTGTAAAGTTAATTACAAGACCAGCCGCAGAAGCATTAGAACTATTTGCCCATGTACCACCGCTGATTGCGGTGAAGGTGTTAGTACCAAGTGTTGCTGTTGCTACTGTTGTGCCTGTCGCTGCAACAAGAGTAGAAACGTAAGCTACGAGTCCGCCCTCTTTGAAGTAAACGTCAAGCGCGTCATAAAGTAGGGTGCTGTCAAGTGTGACAGAACCTGGTGTAACGGTGTAGCGTCCAGTTAGTGCTCCGCCAACGTACTGACCAAAATAGGTAGTAAAGTCTGACATTGAGCTGATTGGAACGGCGACTCCGGCTGGCCCTGCGGCGTTACCGGTGACGAACCATTGACTGGTTGGTGCTGCACCCTGGGTGTTTGAAGCAGAGGCGGTTACGTTAACGTATACGCCGGGAGCTGAACTAGCCATTTGCGTTCTCCTGTAGGATTAGCGTCTCAGTTTCCTGAGGACGTGGGTTTTTGTTTGGGTTGGGCTTTTTTTGCTCTTCCTTAATTTCAACATTTTTTAATTCTTGTTGAGTTTCTGGAACAACAGTCAAAAGACCGTTTAAAATGTGTGCTTCTACGATTGAACCGTCTTCAACGGTGTACTCGTGTGCAGGCGACATGGATTGACCCTTGTCGTCAAAAATAACGTATCGTGATTGAACTATTACTTTCTTTTTGCTCATATATTTTCCTTAGTAACATCAATGTTTGCTTCTTCAACCTCTTGTACTGGTTCTGGAGGCAAAACAGATGGTCCGGTTCTTGCACCTGTTGGGGCAAATTGTGGTGACGGAGGTCCTCCGTACATATTCATTGCATTTCCAACTGTAACGGCAAAACGAAGGTGAGCAATACCCGTTGTGCGTCCACTTGAGTGTTCGCCTTCAGCATATTCTTCGCCTTCCCAAATGGTAGTTTGAGCAAAACCATTTAGGCCACGGTGTTGAATTATTGCAGCACGAACCGCTGCCGCATAGGCAGAAGTTAGTGCTTGTGTTTCTTGCCAATCTTTTGTACCGTACACGTAAACTAAAACTTCTACGCGCCAGTTTGTACGAATGGCGTCTTGATAAATTCTCGGAACACCGATGGTATTAGGAACTTCAACAAGAATTGCGGCCGATGCATTTCTTGGTAAGGTTCTAAATTCCGGACGGTGGCGATATTCATATGGCTCAAGAAGAACTTGACTACCTAGTTTACGGTTAATTTCCGCAATGTAAGTAGGAAGCCATTCTTGAAGCGTATTATAAAAAGCCTCTTGAACAGAGTGTCCGCTATAAAGGGGACCAAATATATTGTCGGTGTATGAAAGATTCCAATCAGTCCACCATTCTCGTTTTGACATTATGGTTTACCAAATCCGTCTGCAATTCTTTGAGCACCAGTTACTTGATTTTCTCTTAAAGCAGAATTATAAAATGACATTTTTTCTCTGTTTAACTTTCCACCAGAAACTCTATTTATCAGTGAATCTGTTTGAGATGAATTTAATTTATTTGCTTTATTAAATTCTGATTGTACTCGTCTGGAAAGTTGTATATTCTCATAATGAGAAAGAGTTGAAAGACTTGAGTCTTTCATGTGAGCTAGTTCTGCTGCATTTCTGTCAACTGTTTTTTTGCCAGAAGCAGAAAGTTCTTTATTTCCGGTTCTGCTAATCCTTGATCTTACTGAAACTGCTTGCGAATCTCTTCTTAAAGCTTGTTCAACATAAGTAGATTTTTTTGCTTCAATTTCAGCAGAATTTGTTCTAGCAATTTTAGCAATCTTACTACTACCAATACCAATGTAACTTTGCATTATTTTCAAAGCTGCTAATTTAAATTCTGGTGTAATGGTAATAATTTCTCTAATAATTCCTGATTCATTATCTCCAGTTTGATGAAAATAACCATAGTCTTTATTACGAGAATAATTCTCTGGTGCACCATGTTTTCTTGGATCAATAGTAATTGTTGCACCTTTTAAGGTGTTTACTATTGTTGGGGCAACAGCCGCTGCGTGAAGATAGCCAAAGTTAACAAGTGGGCGATCTCCGCCATAACCTTGTTTTGAATAAATTGTACTATCAGCTAATGGCTCCCATTGTTCAGGGATTCCAAATGATGGAGCAGCACCGTAGTTAAGAAAACGTTCTTCCTCCATAACTATAAATAGTTCTTCAATTTGAGAAAGAGCGGGCAATGTGTTTTTTAAAGCAGCAGAATACATCTGAAGTTTTACCGCTACATTTTGTAAATTTTTAGCGTAGAAACCTTGAGGCGATCCACCACGCAAGTTCATCTGGCCCATGTTAGCCTCTTACCCAGGGGCCAATCAATTTATTAACTGTGTTTTCCATTTCGTCAAGATTCATTTCGCGACGAATTTGAGGTTCAAATTCAAGCATAACAAATTTTGCTGCTTGAAACAAGCAGGCACGACGAAGTGAAGCAGGAATTCCCTTTGTGTATCCACCATCGTAAACGACGGTTACACGGGTTCCCTCAGGGGCAAATGTACCGAGACGAAGCCATACGTGACCGTCGGTCACATCTGGTCCACGAACTCCACCATTTTTAAAATTGATGGGTTGCGTGTCGCCATAGGTGCGATAGATGTCCATAGACTTAATGTCGTATGTCCATAGTTCCGGATATACCGGAGCGAATTGATCAAGCCAGAAGTGACGTACAAGTGTTGACGCACCAAGAGCAATAGCTTGAGAGAGACCCAGAGATCCGTAGATGTCCAATGGCATATCGGCGTTATTACCGTATTCCATTGGGTCAATGCCGAATAGGCGCTCTTGAAAAATGTGACCCTTAAAAGGTGCCAAACGGCGACCCGTCAAGTCCTCTAAGTGAGTTGTTGCCTCAACCAAAATGTCTGCAATGAGACTTGGTTCAAGGTCAACAACCAACTCGGGATAGCGACGTTGAAAGTCAGCAACACTGGCAAGTGAAACGGGATCGTTGTATTGTGACCCGTTATTTGCCATGATTACTCTTTCTTTGCGCGACGCTTAGTAGTTGACGCTGCATCTAGTGCAGACGTAATGTCGGGTGATGTTGGATCTTCTTCAGCAGACTTAGGAGTTTGCTTTGGAATAACTTTTTCAACTTCTTTTTCGACAATTTTTTCAATCTTTTTTACTTCTTTTTGTACCTGGTAAAATAATTCACCGGGGATACTCAAAAGGGAATGGGCCAAACGTGCAGGTACTTCAATAGCACCTTCGTCTCCAGCTTTTTCCCAAGAGTAACCCTCGGTCCCACCTGGTTCGTTTGCTGCAATTAATGGCATATAAAACCTTTCTGAGATAAATCCAGTGCGGTGGGTAGGGGAGGAACGAGGGAACCTACCCACCACACTGAAATCTGACTACCTAATTAGTCAACAATGAAGTTAGGAGTGTAAGACGTGTTGGTCGGTGTTACACCGTTTCCAGCCTTACTGTCCAAAGCACTCGCAACGTTTGCAAGGCGACCTAAGTACTTAGGTCCACGAACAGCAAGCGTGGTGTCCGCAACGAATGCGAATGGCAAGCTGTCTGGCGATGCAGTTGTTGGGTACACGTTAACTGGCTGCATTTCACGTACGTAAGGACGTGTGATGTAGTTTGCGTCGCGTGACATTAGGTAGATGCTCTGCTCACCGTTTGAGGTAAGAGGGTTCATTCCTGTGTTGCTGTAAGCGTAAGCTGCTGTAGGCGCTGCCTGTGCGTTGCTTCCGTTGTAGCAGATAAGAGTTGTTCCGTTGTCAACAATCTTCGTTGTAGCCCAAATGTTTCCAGTTGAGTCAAGGAAGTTAGCGTCTACGATACCAAGCAGTGTGAATGCTGTGTTGGCAGGAGATGATGTTGATGCGCGGTAAACCTTGTAGTGTGTTGGTTGTGATCCTTCTGGACCTGTTGGGGTCGAGAATGAAATTGTGCAAGCAGTACTTGAAGGTGACAGTGTTGCTGTCTTTGCAGCTTGGATTTCTCCAAAACGAGCAATAACAGGTGCAACTGCGTAAGTGTATGATCCGCTCAATGTACCAGTTCCAGTTGCAGCGCCAGTTACGGTGCCCATTTGGTTAGTACGAGGTGAAAGGAACGATGACTTAATGATTGGAACACCACGGTATGTAGGAACAATCAAACCAGCAGCAATTTCAACCTGGTCAACAAAACGTTGCTGGTTGATAAGAAGCTGTGAAAGACGGCTGTTAGCGTTTGGTGACATGAGGAACATCCACTCAGCGTTTTCGATTGGCTCTGCAACATTGCTCTCAACGAGGTCAATGAGGAGGTCAAGTCCACCTAGTGAAAGTGCGTTTCCACCAAAGTTAATTGCATTCTGGTCAACGCCATCAACCCATGGGTTGTAGGCTGGTCCAGCCCAAGTAGAAGCACCACCGTAGTTGTCAATGGCTCCGCCACCGATACCTTGGTTAGGTCCACCTGTGTTAGATGATGAGAATGAAGAAACAATAACGTCTAGTCCGTCAAATTGTGGGTATGGACCCGCAACTGTAGGTGCTTCTGCACCCCAAACTAGAGCGTTTTCAATGTCCCAGTAAAGACCGCGTGCAGCGCCTTCAATTTCGCGAGCACGAAGGTCGCCAATGAGGTCAGCTGTTACAGCCTGTGAGTAACCAGTTACAGCACCGACACTTTGCAGCAAGCGAATTTGAAAGTTCTCTTGTGCGTAGTTTGATGTGCTGACAGGGCGTGCGCCACCGTCGGTTACGAATCCACCCGAAGGTAGGGTTGTACGCTTGTTGAAGTAGTAAACTGTTGAGCCCCACTTGGTTGACGGTAGTGCACGAACTAGCGGCGCGTAGCGGCGCTGGTATTCGAGCAATACTGGGTCAATCTGCTTTTGTACTAGTGCGGCAGCACCAGCAGCAGTGAGGGCTTCTTGCAAGTCGTTTGACATTTGCTTATCTCCTTAAAGATTGTAGTTGGTTAGAAGCCGCGCTCGGCCTGAGCGAACTTGTTTGCAAAGAATGGAGTAGATCCCCAAACTTCATTTTGTACCTTACGGAACGAAGTCGAGTTCATCTCGGCCAGTGCCTCAGGGGTTAGTTCAGCCTCTGACAAGTCAGAAGCGTCGTTTCCTACCGATGAGCCAACGAGTCCCTTGCGGAACACCTTGCCTGTACGGTAAGACTCAATAGCACCAGCAGTTGCTTCTGCTACGGCTTGCTTAGCGGCAGCTTGCGCAGCCTCGGCAACCATTGCAGCAACTTCTTCAGCGCTGAACATCTTATTTTCAGTCACAATTGTCTCCTGTGATGTAGTTGATTCCTCAGCAGTTACTTCTTCAGCAGCAGCTTCTTCTTCAGCAGCAGGTGCTTCATCAGCAACTACCTCTTCTTCTTCAGCTACAACTTCAGCAGCAGGTGCTTCAGGTGTTGATTCGTTAGCCTTTGTTCCAGCAATGATCATTGCGGCCAAAGCGCTTAGGTCTGCGTCACTCAGCGTGCGGGCAGCAGCGGTTTCAAGCGTTGCCTCTTCAGCTGGAGTTTCTTCAGTTGTGTTTTCGTCAGACACTTCTGTCTCCTGTTCTTGAGTTGGGGCATTGTCGCTTGACTCTGCCTGTGGTACGGGGTCCCCACAAGTGGGGCAATACATAGCATCTTGTGGAGTTGTTTCTCCGCAATTGCTACAGCCGAGTGCGTTTGCCGTCATTGACGTTGGCAAAGGCGCTCCACACATGTGACAATGAATTGCATTTTCCATGGCGGTAGCACCGCATTCATGGCATTCCATGTTGTTGTCGTTTGTCATAATTTCTTCCTCTGGTCCCATGCCGCCAGCGTCACCGGTAGCGTCAACAGCGGACCAATCTGGCTTAGATAAGTAAATATCTCCATCGTCATCTGGATCAATTGCGTGCATAGCAGCAATAGCACCAAATGCTATTCGGTTAGCAACTACCTTCAATTGGTGAGGGTCGGTTGCGTAACCAGTAATGCTGATACTGTCATCGTCATTTACAAGAGCAATTGAAGCATAGGCTTCAAGTATTTCTTGAATGTCAGAAGCCATTGTTTCGTGCTCGCTTACGATGTTAATACCAAACTTTTTTGCTGCTGACTTAATACGAGATTTAATGCGTGCTAATTGAGCGGCTGTGTACAGGCTAGCGTTGTCACCTTGGTTAATGTATGACCAGGCGGCGCGAACGTGTGCAGCAGTATCAATTGGGTAACGCTTTTTCTTGTCTTTCTGGTAACCAGGGTCAGCGTAAGATACATTTCCATATGGTTTTGATGCATCTTTTTCAAAAATTTTGTTTACCGCTTCTTCAACTGCTTCTTCTACCGCATCGCGGATAACTTCAGCAGCTTCACTTGCAACCATTTCTTCATCACGAGAAACAATTTCAACTGTTTCTACTGATTCAAGAATTGTAAGTTTGTTGTGTGATTCTGCAAGAGAAGCGTATTGAATTTCTGCACCTTCAACCCCAGGGCTGTTGGTGAAATCAATTCCGTGAATAGCAAGGTCATCGGCGGTTGTTGCTTCTCCGCCGTCTGAGTGAGTAACCGTTTGAGGTTCCCCACGCCATTCTCCACGAATAGAAACGCCTTTAATAAATTTTCCAGCGGCAAGATTTGCAACATCACGGCCATGAGCAGTGTTTGCAATTTCCGCTTCAAATTGAGCAGATCCATCTGGAAGAAGTTTTACGTCTGTAATACGACCAACAGTTGATGTTGCGTCATCTTGAAAAGCCGCAGCGTGGCTAGTAGCCATGTTAAGAGGCATGCCTTCACCAGAAGCGATAGTTTGCTTCATGCGCTCTACGGCTTTTGCAATATTGCCGCGTGTGTAAAGACGACGGTTTTTTGAAAGGCCGGGTTTTAGAAATACACCACGAATAGTGGCTGCTTTTGTTGAAGCCATGTTTGGATTCTCCTGAGATTCTTTAGCGTCTAGTTTTTTTATAATCCCATTAACCCAAGAACGCCCAGCGTCTCCGCCCCAACCAAGCCAAGCTATGTAACCAGCAGATGGATTTGATTGGTTTGCCCAATCTTTGCCCTTCTTGTCAACTTCGTGACGAGCAAAATATGAGTGCATTCTTTTAATGGTGTCGGCAGATATGTTTTTACCGTTAGAAAGATCTCTGGCGCGAGCAACACCAACAGCGGTCATGCCGCGATTGTGCTTTCTGCGCAGTTCTAGTGAACGTGCAGCGTTTGATCTAACTTGTTGTGGTGGTGAAAAACTGTCTGTCATAGTTTAATTTCTCATCTCGGTGTAAACCTTTTTCCGCGACCCCTCCATCGGCTTTGCGATCGGAAACGACGGTGGCGTATACCAAGGTGTTTTTTGAAAGACGGCCTACGGTTTGCACCCCAGGCGGTTCTTCCAAGATATCTTGAAGGTCCAATACGACTACGGAACCTTCTGTCAATACCAGAAATGCTTAATTTTTTTAAACGAGCTTTTTTGTAATACTTAATGTATTTAACTCCAAGCGTTCTGTTTTTTCCTTTTTCAAAGAAAATGTCAAGATGCTTGTATGCTCTTCCTGCTGCCGCGTTACCACGACTTTTAGCAGTTGATTTTCTCATGCCTTTATAACTGGCAGATTTTGTGTGGCGATATTCACCGCGAGCCTGACGAGCCTTAATAAGGTTTGCTCGTTCAGAGGCTAACTGTGCAGCGGTTTGAGAACCAGATGGGTATTTTTTGTGCATCGCATACGCGCCTGCACGACCCAGATAGTTTGAACCAGACATTAGCCGACTTCTTTGCTAACGAGAGCAGCCGCCTTTGCCGCGGTCATTCCTTTAAAAGGAAATACCGGTTCATTTTCGTTTTTAAGTTCTTCGCCGTTAATTTTAATCGGTTGTGGATTTTCAGGAGTTGTCATTTAACTTCTCCACTAATTGGGAAATAACTTGAGACATTTGACGAATTTCTTCGCGAAGTTCTTCTACAGATTCAGTAGATTTCAAAGATCCAAGCGTGTCAATCTTTGCGGGTGCTTGTTTTGTTTTAGGCTTGCCCTTAGGAGCATCAGCACCATCACCAACTGAGACATCTTTGCCACCAGGATTGGTTTTACCCATAACAGGCATATTTGCGGTCTTAACTTGAGCTTGAACAAGTCCAAGATTGGCTTTAGACAAATCGTGAATGTCTTGCCATAGAACCATGTTTTGACGGTCAACAAGAACTGCTTCATCTCCACCATCAATTGGTGGTTCGCCAATGTCACCACGAGCGCGGTTAATTGTCCATGAACCGTTACGAATACGTTGGTCACGAATCATTTCAATAACTTCGTCATCTCGCCAGTCAACTACTCCGAACTTAAGTGTCCAGTCAGTTATTCCGTAGACTTCGTAAATTAATTTGAAAGCAAATTTTTCAAGAACAATTTCTTGAATTGGACCAACCGTGTTAACACGGAAAGTTTTGTCTTGCTGGGTGCCTGTTCCTCCACCAATGTTCCCGGCTTCAATGACACCAACCTTTGAAGGTGGTACACCATACCCAGACAAGATTTCGTCGCGGCGTTGTTGAAGGGTATTGAGCCAGTTATTAATCTGGTTAGTTCCCATTTCACGAACAACGGCTCCACCCTTTGTTTCAAAAAGGTTACCGATGTTACGTGCGCCTAGATTTCGTACAGCATACTGCTGTTGTAGTCGCTTCATTTCTGATTCAGGAAGCGCCATTGGCCAGTCAACGTGAGCACGAAGAGGGTCACCCTTTTTCATTGTCTCTTTGATTAGCGCGGCTGTAAAAAGCCAAGAAGTGATAGGCAGAATGTTTTTCTGCGTTGGTGATACACCATAAAGGGTGTCACCTGGTGAGTCAAACTTAACGTGAATAACTTCGTTACGCTTAAACTTTGCCTTGCGGTTGGTTTTGGTAACTTGAGTGTATCCACTTACAGAACCGTGTTCGTCAGAAAGAACGGTCATGGTTGTTGGGTCAAGGGGATAGAGCGCAACTGGCTTACCCATTACCCACACAACTTCTGTGAATGAGTCACCAAAAATGAGAAGGTCGGTAATAACCTTGCGCATAAGTTGGCGAATGTCGTCGTATGGATTTACATACTTAAGAAGTTCTTGAACTTCTTTAATTTCTGGCGGTGCGGGTGGTGTTTCATTGTTACCGTAAGCATGACTTGCGTAAGTAACTTCAAGTCCACCGGCAGTTGCGGTGCGAGCAATTGTATCAATTGCAGCAGAAGACCAAGGACAAGCAAGATATGCTTGGAGCAATTGCTCCATAAACGTATTGCGGTCCATTGTTCCGGCAGTTACGTTTACGCCTGGGTTCGTTTCAGTTGATCCACCAATTGGAATTCCAGTTCCAAAACCGGCACGCTTGGGGCTTGACTTTGGGCGACCTTCTTCAACATCAAACATGTTGTCAAGCATGGTGCTTGCGGCTTCTTCTATTCCCCTTCTAAAAGATGTAATACCCATTGGTTATCTTTCGTTAAAAGGGACTGTTAGAAGTAAAGTCCCCGACAAATTTTCCACCGTACATGGGTAAAGCCATGCCTTCGTTTTCGTGATCAGGTCCTTGAGCCATTGTATTAGGAAAACCGATTTGTTTAAACCGTGGTTCTTCATCATACAGGATTGGTCGTGCATATGTGCCAACGGCCATAATTACATAACGCAATGCGTCGGCAATGTGGTCTTCAACATTTTTTGTTTCCGCATCATCGGGTTTAGCCGTACTGCGCGGAAGTGCAGGAATTGTTTCGATGAACATTGGACATTTGTCTTCAAAGACGTGAATCATTGGACATTTATCTAATCCGGCTTCGCGGTGAATTTCACAAGCCGGTCCATCGTTAAGGTAATGGTGCACTCGCGACCAACCGTTAATACGGTCGTTGTCAGCGGGCATAATTCCACAACCTTCTTGCCCATAAATATCGGCAATGGAGAGTGGTGTTCCGCGGCTACCCCACATTGAGGGGTCGGCTACTCGAATTACTTCAAATTCGCCTGCGGCTTTTTCTGTTTCCAGAATAATCTTTGCTTGATAGTCTGCATTAACTTTTGTAGAGTACGCTTCGCGATACACCCAAATGCGACCATCATTGTCTACTGCCAACCAAACAACGGCCCACGGTGCTGCATAACCATAGTCAATGCCAGCATAACGTGGCCATTCTTTTGGAATGGGAAATGAACGAACAACATGTTTTGTATATTGCCATTGTTCAAAGAACTGCCCGACCATTGCATCCCAGTCGCCGTCTCGCATTGCGGCTCGACGCTGAGGGTCGGGAATTGAATTAAGAACAACATCGTAACTCTCGTTAATGTACGGGTTATCTGATGCTTTTGCCGGAATAAAGGCAACTGTTCTTGAAAGGTTGGTTCCTTCAACCATTTCTGTAAATCGTATTTTACCGCGTTTGGTCGGGTTTACAAAACGATCTTTTAAGTACTTGTGTCCAACACCACCAGGGTTTGTAGCAAGTCTAAGTCCGACAACGGGAACTAATCTGTTACCAGAACGAAGACGCTCTTCAATCTGTTGAATAACAGCTGGAAGCATGAGCGAGGCTTCGTCAATATAAAACGCTTGGTATTCACCACCCAAAATGCGAGAAGCATCTTGAAGGTTTTCAGCGTATGAGAAATTAATAACGGAACCATTTGGAAACTTCAAAACTTTTTGAGTTGAGTTCCATTTTGCTCCAACAGCACGAGCGTATCCACGTTTTGCAAGTTCCGCCAAGAATGATTCTTCGAGTTCATTGTATGTTCGTCGGAAACAACCAATTTTCATACCAGGAAAATTTGCAGCGTTCCAAATTGCATCCATAACAAATGCACAAGATTTACCACCACCGGCAGCACCACCATAAAGAATCGCATCAAGGCGTTCTTTGGATGCTTCGTGAAAAGCTTGTTGTCGTGGTGTTGGTTCGTAATCAAGCAAATCAAAAACATCTACCGTAGGTGGAACTACCGAGTTTGATATAAACTCACCAAAATTAGGCATTATTTAAACCAAAAATAGAAAGACCATGCAATACTTAAAATAGAAAAAGTTAAAATTCCAAGAATGAATGAAGAGTGAAGCGCAGAAACAACTTGAAGATATTTAATTTGATTCTCTTCTTTGTCAAGCATGAGCTTATTGCTACGTTCAATAAAAGCAATTGCTTTTTCGTAGTTTGCGTTACCTAACATTTCCCTTGCTTGGATTTCGTTTTCTCCAACAAGACCGGTTAGTTCTGCTGCGATGTATGAAAATTCATCGTCAAATTCGTGTTGTTCGTGTGACATAGTTTCCTCTAAAAATAGAAATTGTCTATGTCTTCATCAGACATTAAACGACGAATAAATTCATCATGGGCAACCCACTGAAGGTCTACCGGCAATTTTCGCATCATAGCGATTTGCCATTGCTCAAAACCAAGAAGAATAAGTTCCTCAGTTGTGGGGGCACTATTCTCCCGATCGTATGTCATAAGAATACATCAACATTTCTAAAAGTCAATTGTTTGGTCATTGACGCCGCGGTGGAGGTGGTGAATCAACAAGTGGAATACCCTCTGCTGATGTTAAAACGCGTTTGTATGCTTTCCAACGAAAGCGGTCTGGTGCGCCGTTTTCAATCCACTCTCCATAACATCCAATACACATTGCAGTTTTAACTGCTGGCAAAATCATGCAGATTTCGCATGGTTCAGATGTTTGTCGCGAACGCTTTTTTTCAACGCCTTCTTTCATGGCGTTAATACTTTCGTGAATTTGACGAAGATTTTCTTCTGCGTCAATGATACGACGTTCAATCTTTTTTACTTGTTCACGGACGGGATCGTAGACCTTGCGGCCTTCCATTTTTGCTATAACAGCACGTTCTACCGAAGAACCACTTGGCTTTCCACCGTTTCGGGCAACGGCAAAGCTTCCGCCACTACCGCCACCGGGGCCAGTTACGGGAATTTCGTCCCTACGGACAAGTTCCTCTATATCCGCTAAATTAAGCCTATTCACCAATTTATTGATAGAATCAATACTGTCTGACATTCGTTTTAAACGTTGTTGTGACCGACGACTTAATTTTTTTGCCATTATTGTGTTTTGCTCCTAAGTAAAATGCAGTGGGCCCATATCTTACTCACCAGTAAATCACATAAATGTAATTAAGTCAAAGGTTTAGATTCAAAAGCCTTAAGAAGTTCTACAAAATGGTCAAGACTAAGCGTCACATAGGCTTTTGAAACATTTTTGCCTCGGCGCTTGTGAACAATAGCAGATAGCTTTCCAGCTTTTTTGCCAGAGGTTTCAGCTTGTTCCATCCAATCAGAAAGCGTCATAGTTTTCTGATTTTTACACTCCAAAACCATAGGAACATTTTTTATGTCTCCAAGGGGGGAATTGAGTATGTTTCGCTCAGCTTCATTAAAACCCTGGGACTTAAGAAAGTTTACAACCTCAGACTCAAATGCTGTGCCTTTAGCTCTTGTTTTACTCATAAAAATCCTTTTCAAACGCACGGAATTTATTCAGCATATCCTGCGGAGTACCGTCGTTGTAGATAATAAAATCCTGCCCTTTAAAGGCAGTTTCTGAAATGTGCCCATTTATTGGACCAAATCCCTCACGTACAATCCTCACAATGGCTCCGCCACGGCGGCGAATTTCTTCAGCCTCGTTAGGAAACCTTACATCTGATATGACAAGTTTTTCTCCTGAAAAATTATCAAATACCGCATTAACCCACACGTTTTCCCCAAGAACATCACGACCAGCTTCAGTTCCAAGCCTTTGAAGCAATTCACGAACATTTGAGTATTTCTTGGCATCTTCCCAACCAAGAGTTTTTACCAAATCCCTAACCGGCAAGAATTGTGTTGCGCCGTAATCGTTTGCGTAACGAACATAAGGATTTATAATAAAAAGCATTTCTTTCATAAGATCGGCAAAAGCACGACGCTCATAGCCTTCTTTTTCAACCAAGAGTTTTGCTAAAGAATCTTTACCAGATTGAGCAAAACCGCACGCTCCGATTATCCTCATTTAAGGTCGTCAAGAAACGACTTCAAACCAAACCATAAAACAAAGTAAAGCCAACGAAGTGAATCTGAGGTCATAGAAGGAATGTGGTCACCCATCTTGATGGGAACACCGACTTGCCTGGCAATTCGACGGCCAATAAAGAACATTCGCAAAAAGACAACCAAAGCAACGGCTAGGTAAATCCCTATAATTTGCTCAATAATTGTCGTCATACAATTCTCTCAGTTCTTGTTGATATGCCTCTACTGTAGCCCAAGCAGACCAGAGTCTATCACATAAAAACTGTACGTCAAGAGTTATCTGGTCAAGTATGTCAGAAATAATGGGATTGACGTTATCCAAGGCGTAGATTAACTGTGCGCGGTCCATTATTGCCCGAGCTCTTTCAATTTCAGTTTCACTAGCCATACACTAAGAATACACCACAACTTTTTAAAATCAATGGTTAGGGTGTCCACACATGAACAGGGTACTCAAATATGGACACCCTATTAATCAGGTATTATAAACAATTTCCTTGAAACTTTGGGGTGTCCACATATGCTCAGCCGTATATATATATATAATATTAGTATTTATATATAAGGAACATCGTTTTACGATGTCCCCTGGGAAAGGTTTGACTTTTATAAAATAAAATGGTACCGTGTAGACCTGTACGTGCACACTACAGTTATTTTGGAGGAAACAAAATGTCATCATCATCAACCGTTATTGCAATTTTAACTGGATTCCTAGGAACCGGCGGAACAACAATTGCAGCCTTTCTTAAGAAAGCACAAAAGGACGCGGCGAACATTCAAGCCTTAGTCGTTCGTTATGAAGCAATGGCCAATTCAGTTCTTAAGGAAATTACCAAGCTTGAGGGCCAAGTTACGGCGCTAACACCAAAGCCAGCGGCGCAAACAAGCGTTGCCGATTACGTCAACAAGCGATCAGAAGCCAAGAAGCAAATGGCCAAGAAGCAACAAGCTAAGAAAACAGAGCCTAAGAAAAAGCTTCGCTAGAAGTTTTGGTCAGTAGCTCAATGGCGGAGCAAGCGACTGTTAATCGCTAGGTTGCAGGTTCGAGTCCTGCCTGACCAGCAATTGGCGGATCGTCCAATGGCAGGACAACAGACTTTGAATCTGTGAATCTAGGTTCGACCCCTAGTCCGCCAGCCACGCAATATAAATGTTTGAATCATAAATGAGAGGAATGTAATGTCAGAAAAAATTGAAGAAGCACCAGAGGCCCCAACAACAATTAGCGAAAAGCTTGATGCCGATATTCTTTACGAAAAAGAACTACCAATGGAAGATGGAACGTTTAGTTACATCCGTGTCTTTAGCAGCCCAGATGGTTTTATTCTTGCCGTAGAGACTGAGGGTGGCGCGGGAGCAATCCTTGACCTAATCCCTGAGTTTGATGAAGCGGTTGATCGCGCTAACGGATTAGTTACTGCGTTTGAAGAGGCTTACGAGAATTCTGAATTAGAAGAAGATTGATCAATATAAATTTACCGACGGCCCTTTTTAAAATAAATTAACGAAGCGGCAGCGTCAAAAAAATTTTTCCGCGGGGGTACCCCCCAACCTATGTATTGATGTACCTTCATAACAAGCAAACTACGCGTCTACAACTGGGCTAACAATAATGACTAATTACTATGCTCGAGAAACAACATTTAGCTCTAACAAAGATACATGGACAACGCCTAAGAAAACATTTAACGAATTAAATGATGAATTTAACTTTACGTTAGATGCCGCAGCACTTAAAGTATCTGCATTGTGTGACATGTGGTATGGACCAGATCATGATGACCCACTTATGCAAGACGCTTTTAGTCGTCTATGGTACGACGACGTATCTAGCGTAGGTGGTACTACTGCATTTCTTAATCCACCATACGGTAAGACTATTAAACACTGGATGGCTAAAGCTGATAATGAATCTAGGGCCGGACTAAAAATAGTTTGTTTAGTTCCGTCGCGTACTGACACCTCTTGGTGGCATGATTCAATTATTCATCACGAAGTACGTTTTATACGAGGTCGTTTACACTTTGGAGGAGCAGATCGTGCACCGTTTCCTAGTGCAATTGTAATTATGAGACCTACAACCAGTCTTCAATAGAACCAAGACGTACCATGTGTGCGCATGGGTCTCCGCCTTCTTCCCATTCAAGTTCTTCAGCTTCACTCATTGGAAAGCCATCGTGTGTATTACAGAATTGATCTGTACAGAACTTGTTATCAATACCGTATTTAAGCCATTGATCAAAATCCATTATTCCCTCTTTTCACAAATACTATTTGCACCACATAGAAGCTGAGGTCGTCCTTAATCGGCACGTCTTCTATGTAGTGCAAGTAGCACTTATGTCTTAACTATAGCACATCGTAGCTAGTAGGTGTGATGCGTACTATAACGTTGCCTACTTTAGCACGTAGAGGCTTTGAATGGGTTTGAATCATCTCAAAAGCGTAGAATTCCTCGGTTGTTGGCGTAATTATTTTTTGTACGTACAAAATAGCGTTGTGTCCTAACCAGTTGAAGAAATCTTTTGTGTCAAAATCATCTTTAATTAGATATCCTTCAAAGTTGATTGTGTTGCCCTCGGATTCAATTAAATGCAGTGGTGTATCTGTTGAGTCGGTTTCAAAATAGCGATTGATCGCTCCGCGTAGGTTAGTACCTTTAAAATGCTCTGAGAGGGTGCTAGAAGGCGTTTTTCGCCCCTCCAATTGCTCTGCTAGGTCTTCCATAGCTTTATTAAGTTCTTCGCTCATACCGTCAAGAGTACCAGATATGGTACCTACTGTCAAGTTTTAACGTTTTTAAGAATACAAAATGTTGACACGTGTGTCCAAATTGCGTATTTCTACTGTTTGCCCATCTTTGTGTTGAACATATGTTCGGATATAAGAAGATAAAGTTTACGTGTGTGTGCACCCAAAATGATCCCCTGCAAGTCGGCTTCGTGTGGCTGATGGGGGTGGTCATGTGTTAAAGTGGATTTATCGAGGTGAACGAACGTTTCGCCCGATAGGGTAGGTACAGAATGAACGAGTCAGAGTTTTTTAGTCAGATTGCTAAGGCGTTCGCTCCAGTCGGTACACTGACCGTAGGTCACGACAAGGGCACAATGGCTACGGGTGGCGATGAGTTGGGCGATTGCATCAGTCTTGGGGGCGAGTCTCGCTTGTGCCCTGACTGTATGACCTGGCTACACGAGTAGCCAGGCAGGGCAGGCGAACACTTGTCAGACTGACAAGTGTTCGTCACTCGCCCAGGAAGCCTAACCCATGCCCAAGTAACGGCCGGTTAGACTTTCTGAGGGAGTAAAAATCCCGGCGCAAAAATTTTGCGACAAAAAATTGTAATCCAGTAAAGGGGATAACATGCAGAAATACATTAGCGAAGTAACTGGTAACGAGATTACCAGTATCAATGAAGTAAGGGTAGGCAGTAACCGCCAGCGCGTATTGGTAGTAGGCAAGCCATTCACTACGCAGGGTTCAGGTAAGACCGGCCTAGTGTCTCAGATTGACCGCCGTAACGGCATAAAGGGCCTTTACAGCGTCCGCCTAGTGGTTGATGGTGTAGAGCGCTGGACAACGGCAGACTTTCGCTAGAGATAGCGACCGGGAGCGCCGGGCAGTAATGCCCGGCGCGCCTACCCTCCGAGGGTAGAAAATCCTGGAACAAAAAAACTTAGACAAAAAAACTTAAAAGGAGAAACTAAAATGATTCAAATTTCATGGATGTTGGGCGGGATGGTAGCCGGAGCGTGGATTATGTTTTTTATCGATAGAGGGGGGAAGTTCTAATGACTTACGAATACGAAGTTAAAATTGAGGGTTACATCGTCTTCGATGATGACGACCTACCAGAGGGCATGAGTCCGGCGCAGTACGCGGAAGCTTGCTACGTTGCGGGAAACATGCAGTACCAAGGACACGAAATAGAGGAGTTATAAAAATGGAAAACGATTTTACAGTTACGATTACTACCGGCAATGATGCCATGAAGACAAACCTAGACATCGCGGAGGCACTGGAGCGCGTAGCAGAGCGCCTACGTGGCGGAGCGTGGCAAGGTAAAATTAGAGACGTGAACGGAAACACGGTAGGCCAGTTTAGTTAAGGCGTACCAGAGCAAAAGGCCCGGGGCATTAGTCCCGGGCCTTTTGCTTTCCCGGATCGTAGCCGGATCGCGAGCTCGCGCCTAAAAGATCTGGAACAAAAACTTTTGACAAAAAAAAGTAAAATGAGCTTGACATAGTTAGATCGCTTAGTGTACACTTTTAACAGCTGAGCAAGTAGCAAGGCTGGAAGGATTTATCATGGCTTACACAACTAACCTACAAGCAGTAGAAAAGATAGCGCAGCTACGACCTTTTGAGGGTAACAGCATGAGCGCTAAGTACGAGGGCAACGAATACAGAATTTACAGCTATTCCACGCTAATGGCAGTAATTGAGGGCAGAGAGATTACTTACCTAGATAACCAGTTCTACTCTAGAACTACAAGCAAGCAACAAGCGCTTATTGCTCGAGGCCTTACAGCTGGCGCCTACCCTGAAGCAGTTCACGCTATTGTAAAGGAGCGTTAAGAATGAGCGACCAAGAGCAGACGGAGCGCATCCAAGAGAATTACGAATACATGATGAGCGAATGGGAGAAGACCGGATTAACGCCGCTACTCTCAGAATGGGAGGATGTGTTCGAGGATCGCGATCCTTTTGAATTCATTTAGCTTTTAACTTAATTTTTAAGCGTCCCGGGACATTGCGTCCCGGGATTTTGCTTTTATTGGTGTCTATTTTGCGATTTTGAGCTTGCCAGATCTGGCCTAGGTGTTGGTATTGCTTTTAAAAAAAAGTGGCGAGAATGCAAACGACAAAAAACAAAATAAAAACACAAAATGAACTTGACAAGCTTGCGTTAAGTGTGTATTGTAGGTATTGGTGGAATAGGCGCCCAATTTTTTTAAGCTTTACGCTAGCTTGTAGCTAAGGATCGAGCTCGCAGCTCGCAGCTCGCAGCTCTAAAAGTTTTTAAAAATTGACTTGACAAGCTGCGCTTAGTGTGTTAGCTTGTTGTCATCTAGTAAAGGAGATAAAAATGATTACATGTTCAAGCTGCAAGGCAAGCGTAGACAAGCTAGAGGTATTCCCTGGCGAGCTATGCCTTAAGTGTTACGAGCTCGAGCAGCTAGGCAAGCCATTGCCAACAGCTAGCGAGCTTAGAGCTATGTGGGGAATGTAGCTCGCAGCTTATCAGATCTGAGCTAGCTCGCAGCTGCGGATCGCAGCTCGGGCAGAGCTCGGGCGCGAGCTCGCGGGCGCGGGCGGGCGGCCGGGGCGCCGTCCCAGGATCGAAGCGCTGAAGCGCTAGTAACAAAAATTTCTGACAAAAAAACGTATTCTAACTAGTAACAAAAATTTCTGACAAAAAAACGTATTCCGATTTTAAGGTTACTGGTCAGTAACTAATTCATTGAAAGTTTAAACGGATCGCAGCTTGATCCGCAGCTATAAAAGTTTTTGATTTGTGACTTGACTTAGTTCAGTTGCATGTGTTAAGTTTGAATTGTTGAAGGCAAGGTGCTGGAGGCGGAAGGATAAAATCATGCTTACAATTACAAAAAAACAAAAAGAAGAAATTGCAAAGTTGCAAGAAGTGTTGGAAGTTGCGAAGACGTTACCTGAAGAAGCACGACTAAACATTGAAAAGCAAGTGATGGACTTAGTCGAAAAGATGGCACGGTTGCAAGTTATAAAGCACCAACTGGCATTGCTTAATTCAGGTCTAACAGTAGGTCAGACATTCACAACACAGAGTTCAGGTGTTGTCGGTATTGTTGAAGAAGTAGTTGAAAACGCTACGGGCTCATTCAGGGTTCGCCTTAACGTGAACGGCGTAGAGCGTTGGACTACATTCAACAAGGAGTTGGCACTATGAGAAAGGGAAAACTTATTGAAAGAAGTTTTGTGTGGTCAGTAGGTGCGCTTGCTTTTATGAGCGTATTCATTTACACGCAAAGCCTTATACCATTCAACAACTGTGACGTGATGACACAATGGATAGATAGCATTATCCCTAGCCTTTTTGCTTTTGTCGCAGGTATCATAGTAGGCTATTACATAGTTTTAGTAGCCAACAGTAATCGCAACTATCGTAGACGCATTAGGCGTTATCGGTAGTTCATAATTGGTTTGCGTTGGGAAACGCCACCATGATAGGCACGGTAGCCTTTACTCTACCGTGCCTATCCTTCCTCTCAATAAATGAGAGACCCCCGGACTTAACCCCTGCCAGATCGGCGGGGGTTTTGTCTTTATTAGTGCAGCTTAAAAAAAGATCCTTGATGTTTGCATGATGTACTTAATTGTGTTATTGTATTGATGTAGTCGCATGGTGCGACTCGGAAGGATAAAAAATCATGAAAGCATTAACACTTAACACAGATGGACACAAAGCCATCGTTGAGTTTGACAACTCTAACGCTTATGACACTTTGCGTGAAGCAGTTGGTGGACTTATTGAAGCAGTTGACTTACACACGCTAGGCGTGACCATGTGGGTTAACGAAGAAGGAAAGATTGAACAGTTAGAGCAGAACGCCATCGGCACATCGCTATACGTTGATGAGTTTGGCATGTATGACTTTATCAGTGGCAACATTATCTTCACACACGTTGACACAGACGAAGAAGGCAACACGCTCGGACTTACTGACGAGCAGATTGCAACGCTCATGGATTACACACGCACGATGTACGTTGTTGCAACGGCCTCTCACTCATCGCTAGGCGGTGAGTGATGGGGCTCGACCAATACGCATACGCAGTAATGCCACACAAAGAGAACACAGATCTTTCTTACTATTGGAACGATGAAACAGATCCTGAAGGAGTTCGAGCTGTCATGTTTCACTCATGGCGCAAGCACGCAAACTTGCAAGGATACATGGAAGAACTTTATGTGAGCAAAGGTGGAGACAAAGATTTCAACTGTGTACCAGTACGCTTAACGTTTCACGACTTGCAGGAGTTAAAAGAAGCAGTTGTGAACTCTCGACTACCTCAGACCACTGGTTTCTTCTTTGGTCAGAGTGATGAGGAGCACGACACAGAGACGTTAGAGTTCATTGAGAAGGCTATTAAGGCAATTACTCAAGACATGGAAATCTACTATTCGAGTTGGTGGTAATCATGGAAGCAATAGAAATTGTTTGGTCAACGCCCGCACCTTCTTCAACTGGGAAGAAGGGAGAAGGGGGGCCATGGAAACCTAAGCGCGAAGAAATAATTGAAGGTGAACTACGAAAGAACAAAGGTGAGTGGGTTCTGCTTAAAGAAGGCGTTGATAGCAGAAGCGTACCTAAAAGATTTCAAGGTGCAGAGTTTCAACGTGCTTATCGCAATTACTACGAAGATGGAAAACTATTAAGACGTATCTATGTTCGTTACGTTGGGAAGGAAGAATAATGAAACGCAACTTTAAAGCACAACAAGGAACAACAAACATTAAGGGTTCAATGTGTTCAAACTGTAATCACATTACGCCGTTAGGTGATGCTCGCACAGTGCGACGCGATAAAGAAAGACACAATTTAAAATGTAAGGGAATGAAGTAGCCAAGTAACAACGACAAGCAAAAGCCCCGGGCAATTACGCCCGGGGCTTTCTTGTTTCTACAGTAATCTAATAAGCTTCAAAGTATTTAGCAGTTGTGGCTAGCAAGTGGTCGTAATCACCTGACGTTGCTTCTGCATAATATTCATCTTCTAGTTTTGATCGATCATTATCTTTTAATGCGTTCATGGCGCGTCCAAGAATGCTGAATGCGTTGCCATCAAGACCAACCAACTGTAATTTGATTCCTGTAATGCTCATTATGGATCCTTCCGTTATCTGGCAGTGTTGCCATTAATTAAATAATACACTAACCAAGCTTGACACGCAAGTACCCTAACTAGGTGCTATAATAAATGCGTGGGGGCAAATCGCCCACTACAGAAGGGAATGAAAATTATGGGAGACCGTGGACAAGTTAGATTAGTGAGTGAAGGTTCACCAGACATTTACCTTTACACGCATTGGGGAGCAACTGAACTACCTGAAGTGGTTGCCAATGCGCTTGCTCGTGGCAAGGGTCGTTGGGGTGATGACGAATACCTAAACCGCATTATCTTTACCGAGATGATTAAAGATGACGTGATGTCTGAAACTGGTTTTGGTATCGGCACTGCTGAACACGGAGACGTGTGGCGTGTTGTTACTGTTAATCACGACAGCAAGACGGTCGAAGTGACACAGTTTGAAAAAACTTGGTCGTTTGATGACTATGTAACAGCGTTTGCGAGCGCAACTGTTTAAGAAGTAACAAGGAAGCCCCGGGCGTAATTGCCCGGGGCTTCTGCATTTCTTAATACCTTCATGCTTGGTAGCCACCGCTACCGCTGTTGCAACAGCTGCACCTACAATTATTGTATCACATAGTTAGGTCATTTTGTGATCCTAATTTAAGAAGTTTGTTTATTAAGCTGCACGCTTGTTGATCTTGTTAAAGCGGTTATCTATACGCTCAAGGTAAAGAGGGAAGTCAATGCCAGGAGTCAGCCTTGCTCGCCTATTGGCGGTAGTTTCTTTGCTAGCTGCAACGGTGCATGGACGACAGCGACAACCGTGATTAGTGTACTTGCTTCGAGTGCCGTGCTTGATTTTTGAAACCATGGTGATCCTTTCAAAGCTCGGCGGTGATGCCGATGTATTTAGTATAGCACTTAATGAGTTTTAATGTTGCATTTAGTTGTGCCAGTGTAAGCTGATTGATTTAACAAGCTAAAGAGTCCCGGGGCATTGCGCTCCGGGGCTCTTTCGTTGATCCGTTTGAGCTCCGGGGATATCGTAGAGCTAGTGGCCTAGTGATCTTAAAAAAAAGATCGTAGAGCCGGCCGGTCGTGCCGAGTGGTAACAAAATTTTCGTCAAAAAAATGTATTTTGATCTATCTATGAACTAGTAACAAAATTCTACGACAAAAAAACGTATTTAAGTTTTACGATCCTGTAATTGCCTATTAACAAAAATTTCTGTCAAAAAAATGTATTCAAGAAACGACAAACTCCGGAGCTTGTGGCTCCGGAGCAGTGAGAAGGAATTCACTTTTAATTGTCTGACCTTGTGGGGGCTATGCCTTGCCACCCTTTGAACGTGGCACATAATTGCCAACGTTGCCACGAACATCTGAACGTGCTGACTTGCCAAGTGCCAACGCCTTGATACCGGCGTTAACATTCGGTGCAACAATGATGTTGTGCTTGATGACCATCTTGGCGCACGCAACATCTAATTCTTTGTGCCAATCGTCAGTTGAACTTGTTACTTGACCATCGCAAATCCAAATCAAAGGTTCGCTACCACGTCGCTTGCTGATAGCAAACTCTAATGCCGGGCCATCTACACCGTTGCCACCATTCTTGGTGCAACGTGTAATGTCCTTCGCACGCTTGCCACGATTAGCAATAATCCAAGCGTTAGGTCGGTTAGCGTGCTTTCTACTGTGCGAGTACGCAATAACCAACGCACCCGGAGCAAGTTCCAAGAACTTGTCAACGTCATCGCTAGTCAAACTCATTGAACCTGAACAGTCAATTACTACGACACCACCATTGTTGCGTGGCTTCTGACTAAAGATTCGCTTGTGTGGGTCAGTCAACAAACGTGATGGATACAGAACACGCTTGCCAGTTGACGCTGAACGCTTGCGACGTGCTAGGTGACCCTTGACTTGTTGGTCGCATAACAAAGTGTGGTCAAGCTTCAACGGTGCAAAACCATTGTTGCCACCAACGTTGTAGTCAATACCCGATGAACCCTTGACTGATTCAAAATCATTGTCATCGCCTTCGTACTTCTGATACGAACTAACAACTTCTGCTATCTCTCTCGTGTAACGCAAGAAACCACGACCAAGTTCGATACCTTCACCGTCAGTTGCGATGTCGGTGTTGCCAAGATTCTGAACGTGCGTGCGCTTCGTAATCTTTAGTAGCGCAAGTTCTTGTTGACGTAATTGAACAGCAAGTTCTTTGTCAACTGAACGAACACCAACGATGTAGTCACGAAACGCCTTAGTGCCAACAAGTCCTGCACCAAACGCCATTAGTTCGTTGTAGGCGTTGACCGACTTCTGCGCTTCCTTCGCACTACGCTTGCCTGATTCCTTTTCGCTACCATCTTTGAGTAGATTCAAGTCGTAACCAAGACGACCAACAATAGTGTTAACTCGGTGCTCCTCTGCGACCTTCGCTACTCGGTCACTGAACCCATAAGCTTCGCACCACTTGGCAAACATCTCCATGTTGTTAGGTGAGACACGAACGTGAACCGCTTCGTGCGCACGTACTACTCGTGCAACGTCATCGTTGATAAGTGGAATACGCAACACGTTGTCTTGGAAGTTCGTGTATGCGTCGCCACGTGAAGTTGAACCTTCGTCAACTGTCCAACGTGTAACTTCTGTGCCATCGTCACGTAGTGCAGTGATGACTTCGGGAAACGCAACGACTTGCTCCCGACGCTTCTGTGTGTGTTGGGTCGTCATTATGACAACGACCCGACACGTACAGCGTCAATAATTGCTTCTGCCTTCTGCGCACCAAACGCAAGAACGCTTGCACGCTCCATTGGCATTGACTTAAGCAACGTGTTGTACGCATAGAACGCACGCAACGAAACACGACGCTCCGGTTCGCTACTGATAACAGCGTTAGCAACAAGTCGCAATTCACTTGGTAGTGACAACAACGCACTTGGGTGCGGAGCGTTAATCTCAATCGCAACTGGGAAACGGTCACGCAACGCCATTGGCAAGTCGTCAGGGTGCTCAATGTTGCTAGTCATAACTGCACTGAAACCTTGAAGTGGTGTGAACACTTCGTTAGTTTCAGGGTGTGCAAACGATGAACTGTCAGTACTGTCCAAGAAGTTAAGCAACTCACCAAACACGTCACCACTTGCCTTGTCAACTTCGTCAACGACCAAACGACCACCGACCTGTCCGTTACCCTTCCATGCACGCAACGCTGAACCTTCCATGAACTTGAAACCGTCAGCGTCGGGCATGAACGCACCCGATACTTGTGCAGTTGTCATGTCCTCGGTGCAGATAAGGCGAAACGAACCACCGTCACCAACACCAAGTGTTAGTCCACCGTAAGTCTTGCCAGTACCGGGAGCACCAAACAAGATAACTCGGTCAACGCCTGCATTGATAACATCTTTAAAATCCTGCCAACACTTAGGTAGAACTACTGATTCCTGTACTGCAACTACTGGTACTACTGGGTTAATGCCTTCCATGATTAGTCCTTCCAACTAATACCGGTTACTTGTGCAACTCGGTACACTAATTATACACACAATGTTGAACACAATGCAAGTACCTTTTCAAAAAATTATTGCAAACTTGGAGCAAGCTTGTATGGTGTTGGATAGCTATGCGTTCGATCCGTTCGATCCTTTTCGATCCGTTCGATAGATCAATAGAGTTAGTTACCGGTGAGTAACTAAAACTGATGCGGCGTGAAGCGGATCGGTGATCCGGCCGCAACTGCGGCGGAGCAAGTTACTGGCCAGTAACTAACATTACCCAGATCAAGCTTGGCCGCGGGCCGCGGCTGGTAGCAAAAATTTCGTCAAAAAAACGTATTTGGTTATTGACACGGTTAGTGTTATCTGTTAGTGTTCTGGGAGAAGGTAGTAACCAACTAATAAAAGGAGCATTATGAGTGAAGGAAAATTATTTGGTGCTGATGGCACAGAGGTTGTTTGGTTTGCCGAACTGACTGAGGGCATGGTTGGTCACCTGAGTCCCTACGAACTAAGCGCACTATGTGAAGAACTTAGTGATGCAATTGCTCGGGCTTGTGACGACTACGAGGTGGTGGGCTAATGCCAAATTGGGTATTTAATGCAGTCAGTATTACTGGCAATGAGAATACAGTCACAGCCTTGCGTGAGCAGTTGCGCAAGCCAATCCAAGTTCCAGTTATGGATGGCTACAAACAAGTAGAGCCACGTACATACACGGAACACACGCCTGAATGGATTTCTTTTCAGAATGTGATTCCAATCCCAGAAGACATACTTGATGAGTATCACGGTGTATGTGATTCAGAAGGCATGAAGAATGAGAACAACTGGTACACATGGAACGTCAATAACTGGGGTTGTAAATGGGATGCCAACGAGGATAGTGGCACATTCGAGGCTAATAATGGAATTGCCACTCTTTGGTTTTCCTTTGACACGCCATGGTCACCAGCACAGCCAATCATGGACAAACTGGTTGAGATTTGCAGAACTAAAGACCTGCACATGTACTGGACGTATCGTGAGGAACAGGGTTGGGGCGGTTCAGTAACAGTAGACACCAATGGAGAAGTAACCAC